GAAGTTCTTGATGATGTCCTGCTCATAGTTCGCGGTGATCGCGTTCACCTGCCCCAGAAAATCGTCACCCTCTCCCCAAAAGCGGAAGTACAGCGGATTGCCTTTGATGTCCACGTAGTCAGTGGGGGCATTTCCGCCTGGGGGTCCGCTCCAGAAGTGCTCGGGGTTCGAAGTAAACGCGATCAGCGCCGATTTTATCCCGTTGTAACGGTTGGCAGACGAGGTCTCCTTACCTCCGGATTTCCGGTAGAGGTAGGGAAAGACGGTCTTCCAGCAACAGGGGCCGGTTTCCTTGTCGCCCAGACGGACAGACAGCTTCACTTGAGTGCCGGCCAGTTCCTCAACCCACATATTAGTGTGGGCGAAGACCTGATTGCGGGTCTCGCAGATCGTCCGGTGAATGAACCGGAAGATTGCGACCTCGTCGCGCATGAGACCTGTGAGGTCCTCGACGCTGCTGCATCCCGCGCCGCGGGTTGCTGTCTGTTGGTATTCGTATGCCGTGTGGTCGATCTCCACGCAAACGAACGGACCGACGGCCCCAACTGCGGCGTGGTGAACGCTCGACAATTGGAGCGAGATGTCCTCGCACACCTCGTCCTTCCCCCTGTGCTTTATGTTGCAGCTGTGATCGAAGTCTTCGAGGCATGCCTCAAAGATCTTGACGACCATAGCGCTCAAGAGCTGCACGGAGGTTCCAACATTGACCACGATTCGAGGAGGCTTCTTTGGCTTCACTGTCGTCTCCAGCTTCAGAATGGCTTCAGGGCACTCTACGCCCTGGCCGATCATCGACTGGATGGCCAGCGTGGCCTGCTCCTCGGAGAGCTTTGGCTTGCAGAGCAGCGCGAGGATGGGCATCTCGCGCGCCTTTTCCAGGATCCGCACCCTTGTGAAGCAGTTCGCCATAGCTGCTCGGAAGTAAGCGTTGTGCTTCTTCTTCACATCTTTGGTCGGCGACCAGGGAGTGAGGATCTTGGTACGCTCTCTCAGTGCGGTCTCCATGTTGATGACCGACTGGTGGTCCCA